CGGTACTAACGCTAAGTTTAAGATTTTGCAGACAACCGTACCGGGAACACCTACAACAGGTACACCATCAGCTACTAATCCACTGTATAGCGGTTTAGTGCTAGTCAATAAATTAACACCAGTTGCAGGCAAGGTTGGCGATGTTGCAGTACAAAGCCTTACTTTCACTGTTTCAGGTGCTATCACCGTGGCCACTTCTGGTACATGGTAATTAACTAACAAAGGGGCTAAAAAATGGCAAGACTAAAAATCACAAGGGCTAACGGAGACGTAACTGAGCATCAAATCAGTCCGAGTATTGAATACTCGTTTGAAATGTATGCAAAGAAAGGTTTTGCCAAAGCCTTTGCAGAAGATCAAAAGCAGTCAGATATTTTTTGGCTAGCTTGGAAGTGCATCAGTAAAGAAGAAGATGTCGTACCTTTTGGAGAAAAATTCGTCGACACATTGACGCGAGTCGAAGTGCTGGATGATTTAGCCCCAAACTCATAGAGCGCAATTCCCTAACCTATTTAATTGCCAAATTATCCGTCAGGTTAGGGATTGCGCCTAGAGAGCTTTACGAGTTAGACGCACCGATGCTCAACGCGATTATCGACGTAGTACAACAAGAAGCAAGGGATCAAGAAAATGCCAGTCGAAATAAGAGGAGTCACTGAGACTCTTTCGGCTATGCACAAATTTGAGCCAGACCTTGCTAAGAATCTTAACAAAGAGGTTCGAGCTACTTTGACTCCAATTCGCAAAAAGGCTCAAGGGTTTTTTCCATCTAGCATTACAGGATTATCCAACTGGATGCTCAAAACCAAAGGCCGTAAGATTGGCAAAATTAACGAAAATTCCAGCATGTTTCAAAAGGTTGGACATTTTCCACGTTACAGCCGTGCAATGGCTCGCAAGGGAATCAGAATAAATATCGGGCCAACTAGACCTAATCGCAAAGGTTTTGTTACTCAATACAGCATTTCAAACATTAGTGCCGCCGGTTCAATCTATGAGACCTCAGGCCGGGCAAACGGTCAATCTCGTAGGCAATACAAATCAAATAACCCTAAAGCTGGTGAACACTTTATGGCTGCTATGAAAGAGCCTTTAGTCGGTACGGGCAAAATGAAAGGCCGCGCCCTTTATCGCGCTTGGGAAGAAGATCACGGCAAGGCTTTTCTTAATGTGGTCAAAGCAGTCGAAGCAACGATTTTACAATTCAAAGTCCGTTCTGAAAATCACGCCGCAGCAAAGAAGGCAGCATGAATTCAACTAGAGGCTTAAATATCGACATCATCACCAATTACATTGGTGCTAGCAATATGAAAAAGGCCGAAAAAGACATCCTCGGTTTAGGCGCAGCTGCTAAATCTTTGGTTGGTTCTTTTGCCATCGAGCAACTTATTCAACGCTCATTCGCTGCTTTCAAAGCTGAAAATACTGCCGTAGTTACACTGACCAATTCGCTCAAAAATCTTGGTATTTCATACGATGCTTTACAGCCAGTCATTGAAAAGCAAAATCAAACATTTGAAAACTTAGGATTTAGCGCCGCTCAAACTATTGGCGCTTATACAAAACTTACAACGGCTCTTGGTAATCCTGCTAAGGCAATGGACGTCATGTCTACTGCCGCTGATTTAGCGCGCTATAAACAGACATCACTTGAAGATACCGCAGCAAAAATGGCTAAAGCTATCGCTGGTAATTCTCGGGCTTTTGCTGATTTAGGCTTAAAAATTGATAAGTCTTTAACACCACAAAATGCTTTTAATAAACTTATGGATCAGGCTAAAGCCAAAGTCGGTGGCCTTGCTACTGCTTATTCTAAGACCGCCGCAGGTGCTATGGATATTTTCAGCGCTAAAACAGAAAATGCATCCGCAAAACTTGGAGAATCTTTAGCACCACAATTACAAAAACTAGCGCAATTTGCTACAACCTATCTCATACCTGTATTTGGGCTTTTGGCCGATAACATAGGGCCAATTACCGCTGTGGCTACTGCTATTGGTTTAGTAACTTTAGCGATGAAAGGCTTAGGCATAGCCACTGCCATAGCAACTGGCGAAATGGTATTAAATCCTATCTTTGCCGGAGCAGCTGCAATAGCTCTTATAGCTTCAAAATTGACACAAAAAACAGCGCCGTCGACTAATTTCAATATAGGTGGCGGGAAAGGTTCAACTGGGCTTATTCGTGACCCGGCTAATTTGGCTAAACCTTTAATACCTCAAAAAATTGCTGACGTTAAAAAACTTACAGCGGCAGAAACTTTACTGGCTAATCTTGAAAAGCAATGGAATGCGTCAGCTCTTAAAGCAGCTCAAGCTCAAACTCAAGCCGAAAAAGATAAATTAAAAGCTAAACGTGATGCTCTTAATTTATCCCTTGCCGGTTCTACTGCCGACATGCAAAACATTGAAATTCAGGCAGCGCTTCAGCGCGGTCAAACTGAACAAGTAAATAACGTTTTGTTATTACAACGCGCTCTACTTAACGGCAACGCTGATGAGGCTAACATCTTGGCTCAAAAGGTATTAACTGCTAATGGCCTTGTTATGGATGTCAATGGCAACATTACGGCTTTGGCCGGGGCTAAAGACCCATTTAAGGATTGGCCAACAGCTGCACAATCGGCCATCGACCAGTTAAAAAAGGTTAACGATTATTTAGCAACTATTAAAGATAAGACAATCACAATAACCGTTAACACTGTCACTACAAGTAGTGGCGGTTTTTCGTCCGGTGGTGGCGGCGGTGGTGGTGCTGGAAATGGAAAACCATTTGGGCCGGCTAATCCGATTGATCCGGGAACTCCATTTCCTGTTATTACCGTGCCGATTGTGCCTAATATCCCAACCGGCGGTCAAGGCGAAGGTGCAAGTGGTGGATTTTCAGCAATCGTTGCAGCTGCAATGGGTCAGGTTGACCTTAACCCGACTGGCGCTTCATCGACCACCGAATACAACAAAGAAAAGTACGGCAACGCCGGTGCAGCTCCTATCGTTATTAACATCAGCGCACCGCCTAGCACGACGGTTACAACTACACAGGATGCATCTACTAATGGCACACCAGTAACCGTCAACCGTAACAATCCATTTGGGATGTACTCGTTATGAGTTATCCATTTTCCGTCATTGTTACTTTTGACTTTTCATCGGGGCCGACTTTTGGCTATCCATTTATTCTCGATGACCCGGCACACGGCATCCTCGGCACTAACGTCCTGGCTGATTCAGCTGCAAACGTCGTTGACATTTCATCGCAGGTTCAAGGCATTTCAATCAAGGGTGGCTATAACTTACTCACCGACCAGTTTGAGGCCACTACGTGCAATTTTAGAATCTATGATCCGAACGGTGATTGGAATCCTCAAAACACTGCCAGCCCTTATTACGGCAAGCTCATACCAAACCGTAAAGTGCGCGTGTCAACGCTTTACAACGGCGTTGCCCATTACCTTTTTTCAGGTTATGCCTCTAGCTATAACTATTCATACCCTAAAGATGAAAATGTAGGCTACGTCGACATTCTTTGTACCGATGCTTTCAGACTCTTTCAGCTCGTTACCGTGGCATCCATTACGGGCGCAGTCAATGGACAAACTACTGGTGCGCGTATTAACACGATTCTTGATTCAATCGGCTGGCCATCAACCTTGCGTCAAATAGACACCGGCGATTCACTCTGTCAGGCAGACCCGGGAACTCCTCGCACAGCTTTAGGTGCGCTCAAGGTAGTAGAAGCAACTGAGCAGGGCGCGTTTTATATCACCGGTGAAGGCAATGCAATCTTTAAGTCTCGCAGCAATGTAGAAAAAACCAACGGGGCTGCCCCAGTAACGGTTTTTGCCAATAACGGCAGCGGTATCGGTTACTACAACATCACTTTTGCACACGATGACAAGCTGGTGATTAACTCAACGAGCGTGACCAATAACGGTGGCACGACTCAAACCTATTCCGATGCCGCATCTCAGCTGCTCTACTTCAAGCACTCCTACGCAATGCCTAACCTCGTAGGTCAAACCGATGCCGATGCTCTGAACGTGGCAACGCTCTATACCGTCACACGTAAAGACACCACTATCCGAATCGACTCATTGACCCTTGATTTATCTACTCCTAACTACTCAGCTGGAGTAACGGCTGGATTGTCTTTGGATTATTTCAACACCGTTCAAATTACCTCAGATACTCAAGGCTCTACCTCAATCGTTAAGACCTTGCAGGTAATGGGTAATGCCTATGAGATAACTCCTCAAAGGTTTATGGCAACTTTCACAACATCAGAACCCATCGATGATGCATTTATTTTGGACTCAACTTTGTACGGAATCCTCGACCAATCCGTACTCACTTACTAAGGAGAAAACATGACCGCTAACGCTGGTTACCATCTATACAACACGGGCGACGTGCTGACGGCGGCGCAAGTTCAATTTAACTTGCAAAATCAGTCTGTCATGTACTTTGCTACCGCTTCTGCTCGTACCACTGCCCTATCCGGTGTAATCGTTGAAGGCATGGTCACATACATCCCGGCTAACGGCCTTGAGTATTACAACGGCAGTGCATGGGTGACGCTATCTACTGGCGGCGACATAACAGGCGTTGCAGCTGGTAAAGGATTAACCGGCGGCGGTACAACCGGCGACGTTACCCTTTCACTTGGCACGACTGCCAAAGGTGATTTAGTCGCTGGCACTGGCACAACTACTGCCGCAGCTCTTACCGTTGGATCAGATGGCAGCACACTCGTTGCAGATAGTTCCACTTCAACAGGCTTGCGCTATCAAGTGCCAGTACAACAAAATCCTGTCCTTAATTCGTCTTTCCAAGTGTGGCAACGAGGCACGAGCGGCAGCAATAAC